AAGCCGTTCATCTTCTCGACCGACATCTCGGCAGGGATGACTGTCGGCGGGGTGCAGGCGAAGATTCAGGAGTACATGCCTGACGTCGTGTTCATCGACGGGGCGTACCACATGCAGTCGGAGATCCCGAACGCTGAGCCAGGCTCTGCGCAGGCGCTGACCAACATCAGCCGCTCGCTGAAGCGCTTGGCACAGAGCAGCAAGATCCCCATCGTGATCACGACACAGGCATCACTGCACCGTTCAAAGAGCGGTATCACACTAATGTCTGCGATGTACACCCAGGCGTGGGGCCAGGACGCAGATGTCCTGCTCGGCGTGGAGCGTATCGGTGAGCGCCAGGAGACGGAATCGACCACCGATCCGGTGCAGGTCAAGTTCAAGGTGGTCGAGTCACGTTCAGGACCACGGCGAGCCTCGGTGCTGGAGTGGGACTGGAGCAGAGGCAGGGTCAGAGAGATGACGGCGGCAGAACTATCACAACATCGTCCCGCTGGTTACACCAGTGATGACGGTACCGAGGATTGGAAGCAGAAATGAGTGTCGATGTCAGGGACATGCTTGAAGCAGCAGGCGTCCAAGCGTTACGCGTAACGTCGAAGGAAATACATGGTCGGTGCCCGATGCACCGCAAGAGAACGGGCCGCGACGACCGCCATCCTTCCTGGTCGATCAACCGCAAGACGTATCTCCACAGCTGCTTCTCCTGCGGCTACAAGGGGACGCTGACCGATCTGCTCATCGACCTCACCGGCTCGGCACCTGCCGATCTGGAGATGAACCTCAACAAGGAGAGCTTCCTCAGGCGCGTCACCGAGGCCAGGGCAGCGCCGGAAGAGGTCATCACCCCCGAACTCACCGACTGGGTGCTTGACAACCGCACCGACCCGGTTCCTGAACGCATGCTCGGGCTGCGCTGGCTGAAGCGCCCCGCCATAGACCAGTATCAGGTGCGCTGGATGCGTGATACCAAGCAGTGGCTGCTCCCATTGCGGGGTATCGATGGAACATTGATCGGTGCCCAGTACCGCCAGAAGGGTTCCGTGTTCACCCTGCCGACCGGCATTGAGAAGTCGAAGACCTTCTTCGGTTACCACCAGGTGAAGCTGTACGACTCAGCCGTGCTGGTGGAGTCACCACTGGACGCTGTGCGCCTCGCTGGCCTCGGCATCCCAGCGTTCTCTCCACTTGGGGCCTGGGTGTCGCATGAGCAGGTGCAGATCATGTCGCGCCTGTTCTCCCACGTCTTCCTGGCGCTCGACAACGACAAGGCAGGCAAGTCAGCAGAGGCTGTTGTGATACCAATGCTGCACAAGGCTGGGTGCCCTGCGATCAAGTGGGACTACACCGGACTCAAGGACGATGAGGGCAAGCCAGCCAAGGACATCGGTGACGTCCCCGACGACGCAGCCCTGCTGGGTGCCTGGGACCGCACACGACGCTGGGGGTTGTGATACCATGGCACTATCAGGCGTAGGCAAGACCGGACGCAACCACCCAGGTACCAGTCATCTGGCTGCGGTATCTCCACTCAAGTCAACGCAACAGCAGCAGCTGTTGGATCTCGTTGAGCAGTCTGGTACCTATGGCATCACCTGCTACGAGGCGTGGCCACACATGGGTGGTATCTCACGCAATCAGATCGCCACTCGGATGATGGAGTTGCGTGAGGACAAGCTGGTCTATCGGCTGAAGGCTACGCGACCGACGACAGGGAAGAACCACGCACACATCCACGTCTCAGCTGCTGTGTGGCAGGCTCTGCAGCCAACCAGGCCGAGCAAGAGAGCGGTGCGGCCAGTGACGCCACAGAAGAAGAAGCGCTTTGGAACTCCGTCCCTACCAAGCTGAGGCCATCGATAGGATCTGCGAGCGCGGCAGCCTGTTGTTGGCGCTGACAATGGGTGCTGGTAAGACAGCAGCCGCTATCGCTGCAGTACGGAGACTGCGCCGTGAACGCCGCGTCGATCACGGCGCAGTCTTCGCCACTCGCTCCACGACATGGCAGTGGGTGCGAGAGATCAACCGCTGGGACCCGCACGCCAAGGTGCAGGTGATCGAAGGCGACCGGCGTCGTCGGTGGGCGATGCTCAAGCGCGCCGACCAGTACCACTACAACATCCTCAGCTACGGCTCGTTGCTCAACGACTGGGAGCAGCTGAAGGCCAACCTGCCCATCGACTTCGTGATTGCTGACGAGGTCACGATGATCAAGGGCTTCACGGCCAAGCGCTCTCGCAGGTTGAAGGCCCTCGCTCCATACGCCGGTATCAGGATCGGGTTGAGCGGCCAGCCGGTGGAGAACCGGCCCGAGGAACTGTTCAGCATCATGGAGTTCGTGGACAAGGACGTGCTCGGCGGCTTCCACAAGTTCGACCGGACGTTCATCGAACGTGACCACTGGGGCAAGCCCCGTAAGTACAAGAACCTCGGGATCATCAACGACCGACTCGGTGATGCGATGTTCCGGCGTAGCCGGGAGGACATCGCTGAGTGGCTTCCTGACATGATTGAAGTGCCGATGCCCATCGTGCTCGACCCGACAGCGATGAACCTCCATGAGTACATCCGTCAGGACCTTGCCGTGGCCATCGACGTCGCCCTCTCCTTCGGTGCCACCGGCAGCTTCGATGTGATGTCGCACTACGGACGCACTCAGGACATGGACTCCAAAGGAGCGATGGGTCAGGTGATGGCGCGCATGCTGGCGATGCGGATGCTCTCCAGTCACCCACGGCTGCTGCGCCTGTCGGCTGACGCCTTCGATGACGAGCTATCGAAGTGGGGCAGTCAGTACGCCAGCGAACTCAAGAACGTGGGACTGCTGGACGACCTCCCTCCGACCACGGCCAAGTTGGAGTCGCTTCTGGAGCACATCGATGAGATACTGGCGGAAGATCCACGACACAAGGTGGTGGTGTTCTCATACTTCAAACCAATGCTGCAGATGATCGGGGCCGAACTCGTCAAGATGAAGATCCCCTGGGTCAAGGTGACTGGTGATGTCCCGACGCGCCTTCGTGACGACTACATCGTGCGCTTCAATACTGATCCTGTTTGCCGTGTGTTCCTGTCGTCGGATGCGGGGGCGTACGGCATCGACCTCAACCAGGGGAGCCACCTCATCTGCTACGACTTGCCGTGGTCCGCGGGTGCTCTCGCCCAGCGCGTCAGTCGAATCGATAGGACGTCGTCAGCGTTCGACAGCATCTTCATCGGCTACATGTTTGGAGCGGGCACGATTGAGGAGAGAATGTTCAACATGCTGATGCAGAAGCGGGCCATCTCCAAGGCGTTCATCGACGGAGACTTCGACCCTCGCTCGGGCACGCTGAGTCTCAACTTGGAATCGCTGAAGGACTTCGTGACTGCGGCATAGTGCCTGCCAATGGTGATAGCAGCTACACTGTGCTGATGGCAACACGTAAGCGCACCGTCACGCGACGTTCCACCATCGACATCCAGCCAACTGTCAAGGACTACCTGCTGAACCGCTCCATGCGTGAGCGCAGCGCCTTCTTTGAAGACAAGTTGAAGAAGGAACTGATGACCGCCCTGGAAGAGGGTGGTGTCAAGGATGGCACGACCTGGAGCCTCCCTCTGGACGAGACGTTGACCTACGTCGAGTACAAGAGCGGCAAGCCCAAGGAGAAGATGATTGCCGGTGTCGAGCGCCGCGAGCGCAAGAGCACCAGCATGAATCAGGACAAAGCCATGGCGCTGCTGAAGAAGCGCGACCTGGTCGATGAATGCACCTCCACCATCACGGTGATCAACGAGGATGCTGTGCTCGCCGCCAACTACGGCGGGAAGATCACGGACAAAGAACTCGCTGCCATCTACGAAGACTCGACAACGTACGCGTTCTATCTCACTGAGGAATGATCATGCGACCCAAGGAATACGACGGAAGAGTGCAGTTGCAGTTCCGGTTGGAGCCGAAGCTGAAGGAGAAGCTGCAGAAGGAAGCCAAGCGCCGCCAGGTGTCCACCAACTACTTGCTGGAGACGGCACTGGAAGAGGCCCTGTCGAAGTGGGCGAAAGAGAAGCTGTGAGCACACGTCTCGACATTGAACAGCTTCTGGTGAAGAACGACTGGATGGCGCTCGGTGAGTCAACGCACTATGCGATGCGCTACTTCCGCTGGCTCCCCGGCACCGCGAGCACGGTGCGCGAAGAGATTCACGTCGGCTTCGACAAGGCAGGTCGAGTAACCGCTTGGACGGTGTGGCACAACAAGCGCGTGGCTGGCCCCGACCAAGAGGCAGGCACACGCAAGCGCTTGGAAGAGTTCATACTGGACTAGTTACTAGTCTGTGCTACTCTCCTGATCACTGCATCCGCCTGAGGGTGCAGCATCGTGGCATCAATAGGAGCATCAGTGAGCTTGCCGTACGCAGATCCCAACCGTGAGCCGTTCATCCGCTGTCGCACACTCGGCCATTCGTGGTTCGACTACGACAGCAACTGGAAGAGTGCGTTCGGTACGCCCCTCACGCTGCGCTGTGAGCGCTGCGGGATGGAGCGCCGGGACACAGTGGCCTCACACACCGGGGAACTGATCGCACGGCACTACACACGGCCTGACGGCTACCTCTACGCCAAGGGCAACTCTGCCCCGACGCGCAGTGAGTTCCGGTTGTTGCTACTCAACCTGAGGAAGAGGAAGAAATGACCATGACAGACCAACCGCTCCATCCAGCGAACCAGATGGTGCTCGATGAACTTGAACGTGCCGAGAATGTGATACCTGGGTATGGGCAGAACATGGTGCCACCCCCTCCTCCGCCGCCGGAGGCCGACAAGGTGCCGTGCCCCGAGTGCAAGAAGCTGGTCAAGGCCACGTACCTGCAGGGCCACATGTTGAAGCAGCACCGCATCGGTCGCAAGCGTGAGTTCAAGGAGCGCAAGAAGGGCACCAACAGCAAGCCCAAGACCGAGGTGGCCAC